GCGCGAGGCCGACCAGACGAGTCAACGTTTGGTCAAAGAGATTCGCGCGAAGTCGCCGCGCCGAACTGGCGAATACGCGAAAGGCTGGACTCGGAAAAAGATGGGCGGGGACGGCGAGATCCGCTATATCATCTACAACCGCAGGAAGCCACGGCTCGCCCACCTGCTCGAATTCGGTCATGCGAAGCGCGGCGGTGGGCGCGTAGCCGAGCGGCCGCACATCCGACCTCCGGCCGACAAGGAGATTGAGGCGTTCCAAAACCGTGTCCGCACGATCATTCGGAACGGAGGGTGATCGATGACACTGGCCGAACTGAATCAAGCGTTGAAGGCGATCGGGTATCCGGTCGCCTACTCTCATTTTGTCGACACGCAGCAGAGCCCGGCGCCTGCGCCGCCGTTTATCACGTACCGGGAGGCGTACAGCTCGGACGTGATGGCCGACAATCTCAACTACGTCGGAGTGTCTAACATCCAGATCGAGTTGTACACTGACCGGAAAGATCCGGCGGCGGAGGCGGCCGTCCAAAACAAGCTCAAGGAGCTCGGGCTGCCGTACAGCAAAACCGAGACCTACATCGAGGACGAGAAGCTGTTTCAGACCATTTACGAAATCCAACTGATTGGAGGGTAACAGAATGTCCCAGAACAAAGTGACGTTCGGACTGGAGAAGGTGCACATCGCCTTTTTCGACGACTCGAACCCGAGCCAGCCCGCGTGGAAGACGCCAATCCCTATTCCGGGCGCGGTGCGGTTCACGCCGACGGCGGTCGGCGAATCGACGAACTTTTACGCGGACAACACGCTGTATTTCAGCTACACCGCGAACAACGGCTACACCGGTGAGCTTGAGCTGGCGAACGTGCCGGACGCGATCCTGGCCGAAATGCTCGGTTGGGAGATTGACGAAAACGGTGCACTGATCGAGGTTTCGGACGCGATTCCGAAGCACTTTGCACTCATGGCGCAGGTGCAGGGTGACAAGCGCAACCGCCGGTTCGTGTACTATGACTGCGTCGCCAGTCGTCCGGCGAAGGAACGGACGACGAAGGCCGAGTCGATCACGCCGGCAACGGACGTGCTCAACCTCACGATCTCGCCCATCGAGATTGACGGCAAAATGATCGTCCGGGGTGAAATGGAGCTGTCGGACACGAACACGACGGCTTATAACGGCTTTTTCAGTGCGGTTTACATGCCGTTGTTTACACCGGAGGTGTAACATGCGAGAAATTACGATCGGCGACAAGATGCTGAGGCTCAGGGGCTCCACCCTGAGCCTTCTCTATTACAACCAGGAATTCAGCCGGGACCTTCTCGGCGACATGGTGGGTATGATCACGGGCTTGACCGGCTTTCAGGCGCTATCCGGAGGCGGGATCGATCCGTCCAAACTCGATTTCAGCCGACTGGACTCGGTGGCGATCCTTCGGCTGGTGTGGACGTTGGCGCGGACGGCCGCCGGGGTGGGCGGGCAATTCCCGTCATTCACCCGCTGGCTCGAAGAGCACGAGGATATTGACATCTTTGACCCCGATCTTCTGACTGCCGCCATGGAAGAGGCGAAGAAGATCTTTTTTCGTCGAAACAAGGCCGTGGCACCGGCGGCCCAAAGGTGACTCGCGGAATCAGTGTGATCGGGCCGACATCAACATCCTTGCAACGGCTAGAAGAATTGGGCTCAGTTTTGCGGAGCTCGACCTGCTGACTATGCAGGATTTTATCGACTTTGTACATGCTTACCTGGGTGAAGATCCTGACGAGCCGCGCATGGCAACGCAGGAAGACATTGACGCATTTTATCGCATGTGAGAGGTGAAACCGATGCAGAAAGTCGTCTGCAATGCAGGGTGCCAGAAGGAGTTTGTATTGATCGAAGTGGGGACCGCTCGTATCGGAGATGACATTGAAGCGGTCGGTTTCACCTGCCCTCACTGCGGCCATTTTTACGGTCACTACCAGAACGAGAAGATCCGGAGATTACAAGAAGAGCAGCGCGAGCTGCTGCAACGCGGTAAGCGCGCACAAGGAAAAGCGCTGCGGAGACTGCTGCAGCTGATCGAAAACAAGAAAGCTGAGATAAGTGCCGAAATGAACCGGCTGCGCGCCATTGTGGAAGGTGGTGCGCATGGCTGAGACAATCCGCGGGATCAACGTCGTCATTGGTGCCGACACAACGGGGCTGTCGAAAGCCCTCTCGGATGTGAACAAGAAATCAAGGGACATCCAGTCTGAGCTGAAACAAGTCGAAAAATTGCTTAAGCTGGACCCATCCAATACAGAATTGGTCGCGCAGAAGCAAAAGCTGCTCGCTAACGCGATCGAGAACGCCCGGGAGAAACTGGACCGGCTCCGCTCTGTGCAAGAGCAAGTCAATGAGCAGTTCCAGCGCGGCGAGATCAGCGAAGGGCAGTACCGGGCTTTCCAGCGGGAAACTGAGAAAACACGCCTTGAGCTCGAAAAGCTCGAGCAGCAGCTGCACGACATGGAACCGGCTGTCGAGTCGTTTGGCGAGAAGATGCAAAAAGCCGGTGACAAGCTCAAGTCCGCCGGCGAGAAAATGTCCGACGTGGGTAAAAAGCTCTCCATCGGTGTGACGGCGCCGATCGTCGGGCTCGGTACGGTTGCCACAAAAGCGGCTGTCGACTTTGAGAGCGCCTTTGCCGGCGTCCGCAAGACGGTTGACGCGACGGAAGAGGAATTTGCGCAACTCGAGCAAGGCATCCGCGACATGTCGAAGCGCATGCCGGCGGCGGCGACGGACATCGCAGCTGTGGCTGAGGCAGCCGGGCAGCTCGGCATTGAGACTGACAACATCCTCAAATTTACCGAGACGATGATCGGTCTCGGTGAGGCGACGAACCTGACGGCAGAAGAAGGCGCGACGCAGTTTGCCCGGTTTGCGAACATCGTCGGAATGAGTCAGCAGGACTTTGACCGACTCGGCAGCACGGTAGTCGCACTCGGAAACAATTTTGCCACGACTGAGGCTGAGATCGTGGAGATGGGGATGCGGCTGGCCGGCCAAGGGGCGCAGATCGGACTCACCGAGGCGCAGATCATGGCGCTGGCGACCGCCATGTCGTCGGTCGGCATCGAGGCGGAGGCCGGCGGCACGGCGATGAGTACCGTGCTCAAGCGGATGCAGACGGCGGTCTCGCTGGCCGGCGAAGACTTGGACAAGTTTGCATCGGTCGCCCGAATGTCGGCGGAGGAATTTGCGCGAGCGTTTCAGGCTGATCCGGCTGCCGCACTGCAGGCGTTCGTGGACGGGTTGGCCGCGTCCAGTGCCGCTGGCGAAAACCTGACGGTTATCCTCTCCGATCTCGGTATTACCGGCATTCGCGAGTCCGACACACTCCTGCGTCTGGCCGGTGCCAACGATACGCTGCGCGACGCACTCTCCACGGCGACGGGAGCATGGGAAGAAAATATCGCGCTTCAAAAAGAAGTTGAACAGCGATATGGTACCACCGAGTCGCAGTTCCAAATGTTCCAAAACAAGTTGCAAGACGTAGCCATCACGCTGGGCGAGGCTCTGCTGCCTGCGCTCATGGATCTGTTGGATGCCGCGCAACCAATAATTGAGATGATCGCGGACTGGGCGCGAAAGTTTGCGGACATGGACGAGAAGACGCAGAAGGCGATTGTAGCAATAGCCGGTATCGCAGCGGCCATCGGTCCAGCGCTGATCGTGGTCGGCAAGCTGACATCCGGCATCGGGTCGCTCATATCCGTTTTTGGGCGGATGAGCGGCGCGGCGGCAGGTGCTGCGGCGTCATTCGGCCCGATTGCTGCGGCGATTGCTGCGGCGGTGGCGGCGACTGCGGCGCTATACGCCAATTGGGACCGGATCATGGAGCTGTCCGGTCCGCTCAAGACCGCGATCCTTGTTCTGGCCGCGCCTTTTACACTGATTGTGGGCGCGATCAAGGGCATCGAGTACGCGATGGGCGAGGCGATCCCCGAGATCGATCGGTTCGGGGATGAGGTGTCGGAGGCAACGCAACAGGCGGTCGGCGCGTTTATGGATCTCAACGACAAGGCGACCGTCGAACTGAATCAGCTCGCATGGTCTGGTCAGACCGTCACGCAGGAGATGGCTGACAGCATAGTCGGAACGATCCAGCAGATGGGCGATCAGACGCTGGCAGCGATGGAGGAAAAGCACGCTGAAGAGCTCGAATCCATGCAGGCGTTTTTCGCGAGCGCGCAGGGGCTCACCGAAGAAGAGCAGGCTGAAATTCTTGCGAAGGTGCGAGAAGGGCAAGAGCTGCAGCGTCAGGCGGTCGAAGAGGGACAGGGCCGGATCGAGGAGATCCTCCGTGCCGCGTCCGAGGAAAAACGCGGGCTGACGCGAGAGGAAGCAGATGAGATCCGACGTATTCAGCAGCAGATGCTCGAGACCGGCATCGAGATGATGAGCGAGTCTGAGCTGGAGCAAAAAGCGATCCTCGAGCGCATGCGAGCGAACGCATCCGCCCTGACTGCCCGGCAGGCCGCGGAGGTCGTGCAGAACAGCAGAAAGCAGCGCGACGAAGCGATCCGGGCCGCCGAGGACCAGTACAACGACGTGGTCAAGAACATTATCCGCCAGCGCGACGAGCTCGGCACGATCAGCAAGGAGCAGGCGGACAAGCTCATTGCCGAGGCTCAGCGCCAGCGCGACGAGACGATTGCCCGTGCGCAAGAGATGCATGCCGCGGTGGTCGAAGAGGCGCAGAAGCAGGCCGGCGAGCACGTCAACAAGGTCAACTGGGAAACAGGCGAAGTCAAGAAGCGCTGGCAAGTGCTGCGCGATGATGTGAAGTCCTGGATGACGCGGATGTGGGAGGACGCGAAAGACCTGTTCGGCCGTATCTCGACGACGATACGGGACAAGATGTCAGAGATCCGATCCAATATCACGGACACCTGGAACAACATCATGAACTGGCTTCGTGATCTGAGATCCAGGATGGTGGATATTGGAAAGTACATCATTCAGGGGCTGATTGACGGTATCAAGAGCCTGGTCGGCAACGTCATGGACGCGGTCAAGGGCATCGCTGACGCCGTGACTGGCGGACTGAAAAACGCGCTTTCGATCAGATCACCGTCCCGCGTGCTGATGCAGCTCGGCGAGTACACCGGCGAGGGCTTTGCGCTTGGCCTCGAGCGCACCATCGACACTGTGCGCCGAGAGGCGGCCGAGATGGCAGCGGCCGTCACCGGTGGGCTAGACGGACTGTCCACTCCGGGCGTCTCCGTAGTCGGCGGAGTGGGGGCGGCGCGCGTGACGAACGTCAGCATGGAGGGCATGTTCGCCGGTGCGAATTTCTACGTCCGGTCTGACGCGGACATCCAGGCGATCGCGCGCGAGCTGTACCGACTGCAGCAAGGTGCAATGAGGGGGGTGGGATTGGCATGATGCAAAACGGAGGTTTTGTTCTGGGCGGCGTGCCGGCGAAGGAGCTCGGCATCATCATGATTAGCTCGTCCCGCCGCCCGATCCTGCCCAGCACGGTCGACCGGACGATGACGATACCGGGCCGGCATGGCGCGTGGGACTTCGGAGCGGATTTGGGGCCGCGCCTTTTTGATATCGAATGTGCATTTGTTACGACAAGCCCGACTAAGTTGCAAAAAGCCGTTTCTGATCTCGCTGCATTTTTGGTAGACGAATACGGCCGTCCTCGCACGATGGAACTTACCTTTTCGGTACAACCGGAGAGGTCCTATTTTGTGCGCTATTCAGGAAGTTTGCCGATCGATCGAGTTATCGGACTCGGCAGGTTTACGTTGCCGCTTATTGCTTACGATCCATTTGCATATGCCGAAGCGACTGCATTTGATGTTGACCCTGGTGAATACGACACCGGACTGGATTACGACTCTGGTGCAATTTATCCAAACACACAGTCATTACAATGGCAGTACACATACCACATGTCGAGCTTGTACAATTACGGTCCCCTCGTAACGCCGTTGCGTCTGGATATCGAGGGGGCTTTTAGCAATTTGACCGCGACAAACCTCAATACCGGTCAATCCTTTACGCTTTCGATGACCAACCCCGCAGATCATGTCGTTGTCGTCGATGCGCGGATGATGCAAGTATATCAGGCTGTTATCGGTGAAGAGACGACGTTCATTAACGCCGAATTCCCGGCGTTATTTGAGGATTATATGAACCGGGTCAATAAGTTGTCGAGTTTCTCTGGCGATTTTATCTTCTTACAGCCAGGCGAAAACAAATTTGTCTTTCAAGGGGAATCGCCAGATGCCACAATCCGGTTCCGTTGGAAGCATAAATTCGCATAGAGGAGGAGCGGGTGGATGTCTTATAGTAGTAAACGCATAAAGCGGGATGCAGATCAAAAACCGATTCCGCAGTATTTTAATCCTAACACCGATGACTATGAAGCCTTACAGGGCAAAAATGGCGCGTATAACGTTAATGTTCTCGAATCAGCGCTGCCGGCCGGAGCGGCGACGGATGCGAAACTCGATTTGATCCTGTCTAAGCTCGAGGATGTTGAGTCTGAGCTCACAGCGATCAAGAGCACGAACGGAATCAAAAAGATCGAGGACACGGTCGCTGTACAACTAACGGGGAGTTTACCTACAAAACCGCCAGCAATTGAAACTCTTGTAAATGCTCAATCCTTGGCTGCTGGCACAACCATTGAAGCGGTAATTGATCCGCAAGGTGCAAAAAGAATCATTCTCGCGGTCAACTCTGACAAGCTGTGGAAACTAGCAACTAATTCATTCTGGGCAAACGTCCCCGGTGCTGGGGGAAAAGATCACACTTATCCCGATTGTTATACAAATGCACAACCCGCCGCGACATCAGGCAATTATCCGAAACAAGTAATTATAGGAATGTTTGCAGGCAAAGCAACGGATGAATTGATGGCACTTAGAAATCAAGTTATTCCTGCAAATATTAAAGTAGCAATTACCAACGCCGACACTACGACAGCTACGATCATGGTAAAAGTAATGAGGATTTGGGAGGTGGCATAATTGAGTGAACAACGAAAACAAGAAATAATTAACGCGTTGCAGAACATCTATGACACTTTTCAACCTACCGAGGAAGAACCTGAATTGACCATGTTCGGTTTAATTAGCAGATACAATGCACTCGGAGATAATCCCGAACTCATCGGCGGCGATTGGGTGATCGAAAACTGCCCGGAACCTTTGCGAAGTCTTCCTGCCTAATTCAACTAACGAAGTTCAAATCTATAAGAAATATCACCGGTAAGCTTCTAATGAAAGGGTGATGTAAATGCAGCTTACACCAATCGGCCCGAAAATCGAATCACAGCCGCTCAACGACAACTTTGCGGCGCTCAATAGTGCGAAGCTGGAAAAATCAGGCGACACGATGACGGGGCTCTTGACCGCTTTGGGCGGCATCGACCTTGAAGTGTCCTCTGTGCCGACCGGGAAGGTCGGCAGGATGCACGCGAACGGTGCCACAAAGCGGGTGTACTATCACGACGGCACGGATTGGCGCGAGGTGTGGCACGGCGGGAACAATCGTATGACAATCATTTCTCCCGGTGTGGGATACCACATCTTTGCGAATGGGTTTATCCTGCAATGGGGGAATGTTACGATTGCGGCGAATTCGAACGAAACTGTGATTTTCCCAATATCTTTTCCGAATGAGCTCGTGCTGTGCTTACCGGTCATCGACGTTACGGGAGAAGAGCCCGGCGGC